TCATATGAACTCAAAAACACTTATATTAGCACTTAAATCTGCAGTACGACAAGTTATTAAAGAAGAATTAACAGAGATTCTTCGCGAAGGTCTTCAATCTACAATCATTGAACAAAAACAACATGTTGCTCCACCAGTTACACAATCAAATCGGTCTCGTACACAATTTAAAGAAAATAAATGGGCAGATATTTTAAATGAAACAAATGCAATAAATGATGATGCAGTACCATTAACTAGTTTTACGTCCCTAATGAATGAAGGAATTGATGAAATTAACATGACATCTAAAGATGCTCAAGGATTTGGTATGATGCGAAACAATATGAAACAAATGATGGGTAATGATATAGCTGCACCGAAAACAATGGAAGATCCTGAAACAGGCAAGTTGCATGAAGTAGCTCCAGAAGTTGCACGTGCACTTACAAGAGATTATTCTGATTTGATGAAAGTTATAAATAAACGGAAAGTAACTTAATGGCATATATTGTACAACCTGTAAATAACAATTTTTTTAATACTAGTATTGCTGCGGGCGTTGATGTTCGATTTACCGGTAACGGATCATTTAAAATTCTTAGGACATCATATGATTTGACAATTGCACGATTAAAAAATTTATTATTTACTAGAAAAGGAGAACGATATGGCTATCCATTATATGGTACTAATTTATTAGATATATTGTTTCAACCATCAGATGTCAATATTAAACAACTTATTACCGAAACAATTGAAGAACCAATATCAATATACATACCTGAAATAACGTTGGATGGTATTGATATTGTAACAAACTATGACGATCCTAGTTTAATACATCAAATTTTAATAACAATAAATTTCTCAGTAAATGGGGAAGATGCAATGGTATCGGTCGGATTATCGGATACCGGGTTAATTATTATACAAGGAAGCTAATGGAAACTAAAAAAAATATATCATATCTTAATAAAGATTTTGGTCAATTTCGTAAAAATTTAATTGATTTTACAAAACAATATTTTCCAAATACATATAACGATTTTCATGAATCATCTCCAGGTATGGTATTTGTAGAATTAGCGGCATATGTTGGTGACGTATTATCATATTATACGGATACAAATTTAAAAGAATCAATGTTGGAACAGGCTACAGAACGTTCTAATATATATGATATTGCTAAAACTTTAGGATACAAACCAAAAAACGTTGTCCCGGCACATGTTACGTTAGATATATATCAATTACTGCCAGCAAAAGGTTCTGGCGCAACTGTATCACCTGATTTTAGTTTTGCATTAAACATACTTAGCGGATTAATTGTTAATCAAACTAATGGCAACGCAAAATTTAGAACTACTGACTCGGTTGATTTTAATTATTCATCATCATTGAGTCCTACCGAAATTACCGTTTATGAAATTGATTCTGTTACAAAACAACCTACGTATTTTTTATTAAAAAAACAAGTAGAAGCCGTATCAGGAGATATAAAACAAGCAGAATATTCTTTTGGTAGTCCAGTAGCATATGATAAAATTTTATTGCCCGACACAAATATTATAGAAATTATATCAGTTACCGAATCAGACGGAGATTCTTGGTACGAAGTTCCATATCTAGCTCAAGATACTATATTTGAAGAAGCAGTAAACTTAGCAGAAAATGATCCTGAACTTTCAATATATCGGGCCAATGTACCTAGTTTATTAAAATTAAAAAAGACTGCTAAACGATACATTACTAGAATTAGAAGTGATAATAAAATTGAGCTTCAGTTCGGATCCGGTGTATCTGATGATCATGATGTTGAATTAATTCCAAATCCAAAAAATGTTGGAAATGGATTATTATCAGTTAGAAATGAGATTGATATAGATATTGATCCATCTAATTTTTTATATACTAGAGCATATGGACAAGCACCAGCTAATACTACGTTAACTATACAATATTCAGTAGGCACAGGGTTGTCTGATAATGTTGAATCTAATGTATTAACTAAAATTAATGAAATAAAATTTAATGATGATGTTAATTCTTCTACTAATGCATCATCATTAAATTTTATTAAAAATACAGTAACTGTTAATAATCCGGAAGCAGCTGCGGGAGCAAGAACTGCTGATTCATTGCAAGATATAAAAAATAATGCATTAGCCAATTTTGCAACACAAGCACGATTAGTAACTCGCGAAGATTATATTATACGAACATATTCAATGCCGGCAAAATTTGGCAGTATTGCAAAAGCATATATCATACCTGACGATCAAATTTCTCAAAGAGATGTGCAACAATCTAGAATTCCTAATCCATTAGCAATGAATTTATATGTTTTAGGCTTCAATCAAAATAAACAATTGACTCATTTAAATGATGCAGTTAAAGAAAATTTAAAAACATATCTTGATCATTATCGAATTTTAACTGATGCTGTAAATATAAAAAATGCATTTATTATCAATATTGGTATACAATTTGAAATTACTGTATTATCTAATTATAACAGCAATGAAGTTTTATTAAATTGTATTAATGCAATAAAAACATATTTTTCTATAGATGCTTGGCAAATAAATCAACCAATTATAAAATCAGACCTAACAAATACTATAGGTAGCGTTCGCGGAGTACAAAACGTAGTCAATGTTGTGTTTGAAAATTTATATGATACTGAATTTAATTATTCAGGAAATGTATATGATTTAAATGCAAGTACCAAAAATGGAATAATATACCCATCATTAGACCCTAGTATATTTGAGTTAAAATTTCCCGACCAGGATATTAAAGGTCGCGTTGTAAGTCATTAAAGGAAAACATGTTTAAAATATTTTATGCAGAAAAAGATACAACATTATATGAATCGAATCTATTAGCTAATAGTGGACTAAATTCTGTATTAGAAGTTGGGAAAAGTTTAAATACAGATGATACCATATCATCAATTAACAGTCTTTTAAAATTCAATGTAACTGAAATTTCGCAGTCATTGGCGCTATACAATAAATCAGTTACTGATTGCAAATTCATGTTGCAACTATATACTACCCATGCCCGTAATTTAGCAGCAGAATATGATATATCTGCAAAAATAGTTGGTGAAGCATGGGATAATGGTACTGGATTAGCAACTGCATTAACTACAGATGGTGCTTCTTGGGTCGGTCCGAAGCCAAATAATTCATGGATAAGTGGCAGTCAACTACAACAAATAACATCTGGATCGAAACTTTATATATCAGGATCTGGTAGCGGAGGCAGTTGGGTTTATAGCTCCGGTTCGGCAACAACTAGTTCATTAATTGTATCTGAATCATTTTCTTATCGTACTACTGATATCAATTTAGATGTTACAAATGCCATTAAATTGTGGCTCAGCGGATCGGGCGGATATACTATTCCAAATCATGGATTTTTATTAGAATTAATAAATACAACCAGTACTGCATCATACGGATCTGTACAATATTTTAGTCGAGAAACGCATACAATATATGTTCCTAAACTAGTAATGTACCTAGATAATAGCACGTTTACAACGGGATCATTGACTGCGGTTAATCTAGATTCATATGTAACATATACCAAGTTAAAACCGGCTTATAATGAAGCAGAGGTTGCAAAAATTAGAATTTATAGTAGAAATAAATATCCAGTGAAATCTGCCACAAATTTATTTCCTATAGAAACAGTCAATTATTTACCAACATCATCATTTTATTCAATCCTTGATTCTGCAACAGATGAGGTAATTATTCCGTACGATAATATTTATACTAAATTAAGTTGTGATTCTACAAGCAATTTTATTCATATTGACATGAATGGATTTATGCCGGAACGAAGTTATCGATTACAATTGAAAATAAATGACGGTATTACAATACAATATATTAACAATGACACGTATTTTAAAGTAATTAGATAATGGCAATTAATCCAACAAATCATACAGTTTATCAATTAAATGGTATCACCGCATTTTCAAATGACCCCGCTGTTAATACACGCAGTGTTGATTCAGGTCACCTTGTTATAGATGCATCTGCCTCTGCAAACATGTTAACTATAGAAGGTGTTACGTATGCATATAATAAACAGTCAGTAAACAATGTTTTAGATACGCAGTTTAATTATTTCAAGTTTCCAGTTCAAGTTGTTTATTCACCTATAGACATCAATATTGATATTGATGTTCCGGAACCGGATGAATCAGAAAAACCAGATCCAATATTTGCAAGATATAAACCTAGCGAATCAATTGATCTATCTACAGAAAACTGGAATCCAATTGAATTGTCTGATATTGAGGATGGCAACGCACAAAAAAAACCTAATCGATACTATATTAATAAAGCAATTAAAGATGAAAATAAACCGTTACGATTTCGATTCAATTGGGATATTACGGTTGAGAAGCTACCTAGTAACGATACGGTAACAGCACAAATTGGTCTGTTGCATGAAACTCCTAACAGGACTCTTTGGCATAAAGGATATTTCCCGGGATGGACTACGGGATACGAATGGCCAAATCAACCGCCCGACACCGTTCCTGGTATTAAAAATTGGGGCCATATGATAGACGCAACGTTAACAACTGGCTTAAACACAGGTTCATTGGATATTACCGTGCCATCATGGGCTTATGATCTAGGAGATAAATTTAGTGTTGTAATTGTATATTTTAAAGAGAAATGGGATACAAAATGGCATTGGTTTGGTCAACACGGTGGAAACTTGGCCAAGTATCATGATAATATAGATATGAATTGGTATAGAAAAGTAGAAAATGGCAGATTGGTTACTAGAAAGCAATCGGACCTGCCCTCCAGTCATCCTTTAAGTAGTAATCCGGTGTATATTGCAGGACTTGCAGACATGCAAACTGTAGCTATTCCGGACTATTGGGTACAAGTACTTAATACTTACGTAGAGCCAACAAAACGCGGATTCCTTAAAGCAATGAATAGAGCCAAACGGGTGCATACCTCCTTACAGCAAAATTGGAACTTTGATTCCGCTGTCGACGATCGCGACATATATTATACGTACAGCAATGACGGATTTTCCACGCTTGGACTCAGTAGGGATTACCATGAGATTTATAAGTTGTACAGTTCGTACGCACCCTTAAGAAACCATTGGATAGCTCCATTTACATGGTTTATAAATCGCGGTAACGGGGAGAGCGACACGCACAAGGCCCAATATGCACGATGGACTAATGATATGCGGGTTTGGCACTTACGCTTACTTGACGAAGATGATTTAGAAGAAGGCCATATAGGTACTACGAGGGGCAAACAAGACTTTGACAAAGCAAAAGCAGCTTTTGACGCTGTAGACCCAAAAATAATAATCAATGAACAAAAAACATGGCTTTCGGTAACAAATGCAGAAAAACAGGTTGATGTTTGGAACCGCAAATTAACACCCTAACGCCGATCATATAATAAAGAAAATGAAAATTGTATCATGATATCACAGTATAAAAATAGTTCTAAATTATTATCTGCCAATAATGCCGTTGCTGCTGAACGATTTTCATTTAATGAACAACAATTATTTTCATATGTAAACGAACAATATACAGAGGTACCGCAGATAGCTTCAGCTGCGGCTTATTTAGAATTACATGTTTATTCGGCCGATAAATGGATTACTGGCGAACATCGTATTCAACAAATAGATAAAGCGCCGTCGATTACTGATCCAGTTACAAACCAACAAATTACATTATCTGTACCAATTAGTATTGATCTTAAAACTGAGTTAGATAAACTAAAAATTGTAACAGGAAATTATAAATTTGTTATAAATTTCTTTCTCAATTTAATAGGCGATTATGTTCTTCAACATTTGCGAATTGAAGAAATATCCCCGGATCGAACTGAAGTTAAACTTCGTGCAATTGACGAAAAAAATCCGGCATTTTTACTCGCAATACAAGAATTTATTGAGACAGTAAAACAAACATCCACAACATATAATCCAGACGATCGGTACCGTACATATCTATTAAATTTTAGTCAAAATCAAACGGCTCAATTTGTTAATAGTGTTGTAGTTGGCAATCATTTATATGTTAAATTAAAAGATAGATTGCCTGATGAAATTGACATAAACTTTAAATGTTGGGTTGTTGAAGAATTAAAAAGTCCATATATAGACAATGTTAGTATAATATCACATACTATTCCAAAAACATTTAAATCAATATCTGGACCGAATTGGCAAGCAAATTATTCATATAATACTTCAACTGAAAGTGGCTTAAAATCATGGACCGATTTATTAGGAGCATCCACATCTACGTCACAACAAATTATAGACACATATTTTTCAGGATCATTATCTACATCAGATTTAAATTTAGATTATTCTAATTTTAATAATTTTATATTTTATAGCTCAGCAACAGAACGTGTTGAAAATTTTATATACAAACTAAATTTATTAGAATATTATACATCAAAAAGTTTAGACATTGCAAACATATCCGGAAGTGTGGCATCAACCAATTCTTCAGAATTTTCAAAATTAGCAACCAATTTAATTGGAGGATTTGATGGATTTGAACAATATTTATATTATAATTCATCATCATATACAACTACTAC